GGTTCATCGATATCAACACAGTGTTTCCAGAGTTTATAATGACTTTGTGCCGCGGCTATACGTTTCTTGTTATCGTAAGTTTTATATGGTTTTAACAACAAGTTTGTTTTAGCACACTTAATTTTTTTATCTGTAGGCCAAGTCCAACTGATATCAAATAAATTTTCTGGAGTTGTAGCATTATAGAATTGTGCTTCTAAATCGCTATCTGTTTCTTTAATGCTGTGTAAACATTTTGACGCACTTACAAAACTGTCTTTGTTGGTATATATTGTAATAATGTATGCTTTCATTTTGTAATTTTTAGAATAAAACTGTCGGGAATTTATTTACAGAATCAATTAATTTATTAAATTTTTCCATAGTGAAATCAGTAGGATGTTTTTTGACCCACCAATGCGACATATTGTTTCCTTTATTCAGCATCCATACATCTTCAATATAGTATGATCCTGTAGGTTTCAAAAAATCGATTAAGTTTTCAAAAGTCAATCTCTGACCTTCAGGTGTGTGTAGTCCATCATCGATAATAAAATCGAATTGAACATTTAAATTTTTAAAATTTTCTTTACAGTTTGGTGAAGTACTATCAACTTTGAACCATTGTATACGATTATTTTTTAAGGAAGAAACTTTTTCTGGAACCACTCTTTCAAATGTGTCTGCTGTGTAAATTTTTGCTTGAGAAAAATAATCTAACCAGGATTGGGTACTTTCTCCTTTGAAGGTGCCAATTTCCAATATATTAATTTCATCATTTTTAAATTTATTAAAATCTTGTTGATACAATTCATAATATCTATGCTTCGTAGCCTTATCGCATTTGTTTTTTATAAAAATTTCTTTTAGATTCATTTTATTTCTTTCCTAATACAGTGTAGCCTGCGTTTAGAGTGTGTCTATAAACAAGTTTCCAATCTTGATGAGAGGATAAAAAATTTTGTACAGATTTCCATAATCTTGGAAATAGTGTTGTATCGTGTAGAATAATAGTTTGTGTTGTCCACGGAGCATATTTGTCTAATTCTTTTGCTATGTGTTTTGGATTATGATAGCCGTCTATCAAAAGCACCTCAGTTGTTTTATCTATGTTATATTTCAACGAATCAGATTGGATCATTTTAAATTCTACGTTATTTTGTTGTGCGTGTGTTTCAAAAATATGTTTGTGTGGATTAATATGAACAAAGTCAAGGTCAATAGTTTCAACAAATGGAATGTTGTTCATCATTGCCGTGGATGTCGAAGCACCCTGATACGTGCCTATTTCTCTATAAGATTGAGAGTTTTTTGTCAATCTATAAATCTCGTCGAGATAATCTGTGTATTGTTCTCCATGTGCTTTTTGTAATTGTTGTTTCAATGAGGTTTGATACTCATTAATGTTTGTTGCCTCTTTAAGATTTGCTAATATCATGATATACCTTCCACTTTCCATTCTGATCTTGCTGAATTAGTAATATTATATAATTGTTCGTCACTAAAATAATCTGCACCACGTAATTGAACATGAACAAATTTAGTAGAGGCGTCTCTACTGTCATTAACTGGATCTTGTAATGCCAAAGGACCAGCAACACCGTGAATATAATTATTCCATCCATTATGCATTTCAGTGTATTCACTGTGCGTCACCATCATGGCATGAAAATAATTCTGGTCCACCCTATAGAATCTACCTAAACCACAGGATTTAATATAATTCATATATTCTTTAAAAGGTACAAACTTTTCTCGAGCAAGATGCATTCCTTTCTTTGTGAACATCACCATACCAGCATTGTATACTTTGAGATGACCGTCGGCATCTCGAGGCATAGTCGCACCGTATTTTGATTTAACTGCTTGAGCCCAACGCTCATCACTTTTCTTGTTTATATTTTTACCTATAGTTGTAGATTCGCGGTACTTGCCTTGGAAAGGTTCTGTACAGATGCCAAAGTCTTTTATTGGCTCGTCAAAAATATTTGTAGTCAAGTTCTCAACTGGAAACACGTCTAGATCAATTACACAGACTTTATCGTATTCGAGGAACGAATCATCTAACATAGGATTTAACCATTCAAAGTACATACCGTTTTTACCTTTAACATACTTGCTGGCAATATTAGGACTTATATCTAATCTGTAATCTGCACCAATTCTTTCTGCATATTCTCTAAACAGTTTTTCACTGTACCTACAACCTGATCTCATCTCACCGGCCCATACTTGATAAATTAAATTTTTCATTTTATTTGCTCTGCTAATTTTACGTCTATAACATCTTTTGGTTCATTTCTTATTTTCTTCATATTTTTAATAACATCTAGAGACACATATTTAAATCCATTGTGATATAGATGATACAACGGATTGTTGAAAATAGCATCTAGAGTTAATTTATAAAGTGTGCCTACGTATTGATTATGAGAGTCAGCAGGTGGATTATTGTAATAAATTTTGTCTATATCTTTACAATCTCGTAGTCCATACAATGATAGTACGGTTGAACCTGTGATTATTTCATTGTCATTTGGTTTCATGTTAGCCATTAGTTTTTTGTAATTGGGAAACGAAACAATTTTTCTGTTGTTTAGAAAATTAATGCTATTCTTATTGAATACTGTTTTTGCTATTCGAATTGTGTCTTCATGATAGTCATTGATGTGAACAGAATGATTACCAACTTTAAATAATTCTCTTATCTCTTTTTTCATTTCTTTCACAGTTTCAAGATTTTTTGCGTCTATCAATACAAAGGTCACGTTACCCATTCCTCTAAAACACTGCTTACATTTTTTCATTATTCCTTTTTCACTTGCCCAACCTTCAGAAAGATATATTTCTTTAATTAAACCAAGTTGTCCTGTGGCATTTAATCCTTCAGATGATTTGTAAAATATGTTAGAATGTTTCGCAATTATGTTCATTACTGCATCTATGCGTGTATGAGCAATAGGAAACAAACATACAACATGAGTGTTAGATTTCAGTTTAGCATACTCTAATGCAGTTCTTTTCATAATATGCCTATGTAATCCTTTTCTTAGAAACACTTCATAATCGGCTTCAATAGTGTAATTTTCTTTCGAATTTGTATTTCTAATATTAATAGGTCTTTGATGATATAACGCGGCGGCTAGTCTGTGAGCACCATTGGCTATATGACCTTCAGGATTCACCGGTACTGGTTCATCCACTGTGTTGTTTATAATTGATTTGAATGCATTATCAAATTCTTCAAACCCATTCTTTTTTGGATTTCTTTCAGTAAAACCATTCCAAATTCCAAGATGTTCTTTGTAAGCATCTTTAAAAAATTCACTTGATAAATTAGACGCATACAGATATTTGATGACAACGTCAAATCGTTTGTGTGATAATAAATCGATTGGGTTACGTGTTTCCAAAACTTATACCCCTTTTTTGGATCCTATAAGAAAGGCGCCATTAGTTTTCAGTGGTGCTTGAATTATGTTCACTGTAAAATCTTTGCTCATGCGTTCTTTTAAACTACTGAAATATTCAAAGTTGTCAATACCGTCAAATTCACTATTGTAAAGTATCATCACATGGTCATAAAGATAATATTTTTTCTCAAGTATGTTTCTATCAGAAAGAGGCATTTCGTTCACACTATGAAACCCAAAAAGAATACTTTTACTAATCGGATTTAAATCATTTATTCCGATAAAATTTGGGAGATCAAGATTGTGTTGCTTTATATAATATTCTTGTATTTCGTGCATAATTGGGAAATCGGCTATATCAAAATTTCCTTTATATCCTAACAACCTTGCCATTCTATAGAAATTACCATACCCGCCACCGATATCTGATATATGATTAAAGTCTTTAATCTCTAAACCAAGATGTTCCAGCATCACCATTAGGTAATGACAATGTTGAGCCGTTCCTTGACTGACTCCTTGAAATAGTTTTGGGTCGCCAACTGTTGAATCAAGAACTTTGGGCAACACTTCATTCAAAAAATATTCGTTTTTCTTGACGTAATTTAAATGGATTAATGTATTTTTTCTTTGATTTGGACTGATTGTTTTAGAAATAGTTTTATGCTGTAAGAATTTTTCTTTAACTTGAAATTCAGACTGAATGTCTACCAACATACTTTCCCATAAGGTCATACTTCATGCTCCAGAGCATCTATACACATATCAGCAACTGATTTAGTTTGCTTGAAGTAAATTGACTTATCTGGTACAGTTGATATAGGTATATCACCTAGTCGTCTTCCTTTTTCAACGATATGTAGATTTTTCTTTGATACGTTACACATTGTATCAATAACTTCTCTAACAGATACACCTTCTGGCGATCCAAGACAATCAATAACTCCAGTTGGTTTATTTTCTACAACTTTTTGTAGGGAATCAACAATATCTACTACATGAGTATAATTCCTAATACAAGTTCCATCGCGAGTATCATAATCAGTACCAAAGATTTCAAGTGTATCAAATTTACCATTAGCCACTGCCGCGGCTTTTCTTATTAGATGAGAATATTTGGTGTCAAATTTATTGAATCCGTCATTACCACACACATTGTAGAATCGGACGAGACTGTGATTCTCTTTAAACTGTTTTGTAAGTAATTCGCCACCATACTTTGTAGTAGCATATGGTGATGCCGCAGGATCAAATGCTGAACCAGTAGAACAATAGACAAAGTGATCACATTCAGCAAAGTCAATCACGTTCTTTGTACCAACTACATTCGTTTCATAATATAACCAAGGATCTTTTACTGACAAAGGAACTGAACCCATTGCTCCAATATGAACTACTTTGTCAAACGACATCTTCATTGGAGAAGGTTTACGAAAGTCCCAATCAATAATTTGTGATGAATATTTTTCTATGTTATTTTGATTAAAATTAAAATCAGTAGCGACTACTTCATGACCATGTTCTGCCGCAACTTTAACATAGTGGGCACCGATGTATCCGGTTGCACCTGTTACTAATATTTTCATTATATCTCCTTGTTGGAAAATATTTATGTGCCACTATTTCACATCATCGGCACAACTGATTACTCAAAAATTCCTTCTTTTTTCAGTGCTTCGTAAACTTCTAATTTAGGAACTTTTGGTCCTACGTATTTGAATTTGTGTCTGATATGAATCATTTTTGCGTTTTCATATCCAGGAAAACAATTCCCCCAACACCATTCTTCTGGCACATCTATTTGTTTTAAGCCGGCAAGAGTTGCTAATCTGTGAATTGCTCCCTCATCATTAAAATTTTTATTAAATATTTTAAGTTCCTTATCCACTATAAATTTTCTTAATTGTTTTCTTTGCTCATTGGTAAATTTCCAAAATGCTCCACCCCAAAAAGGACCATTTGAATCGGTCACTGATCTATATTTTTTACCTTTACACATAGCCTTGAAAATATCTTTTTGTACTTTTGAATTTAATCCAACTCCTGGTACATGGAACACATTTTCTTTTACATTTTTTACTACAAACATATCTAAATCTACCATTAACGTATCTTGATATTTGTCAAATCTTTTGTCCAACATAATTAATTTTTGATAACATCCATGTAATTTTGGATGAAACTGATTGCCTAGAATTAATTGATATTCAGCACCACATTGTTTGGCATATTTTTCCATATTTGCTTTAGATGCCAATTCTAAAGGTCCTAGTTCGCCAGTCCAATGTTGTAAAATTATATTTTTCATATTTTTCCTAATAACTCTTTTATGTTTTCACCACGTTGAGGCAAATGATCTCTTAAAAAGAAGTGTGTGAAGAAACTTTCTTGTTGTCTGTCTTTGGTTACTGCTGTGTACAATGAGTTCCAACGCCAGTCCATGTTCTTACATTTCATTTTTTCTTTTTTCACAAACCAGTTTAATAACATTTGGTCTGTGCTCCATTTATAAAAACCAACACCATCAACAAAATCTTTAAATTCTGGTCTAGTAATGAATTCTTTAGGTGTTTGACCTTTAATATATTTGGCAAATGATTTGTTCATCACCATTAGTCCCATGTTGTAAAATTCTGCACCTAGATGATTCCAATGCCAGTCAACATCTTTTAGATTTGTGAAAGCACTGCGTGAATATTTGGTAATTTTGTTTTTGTATTTGGGTGTTAATGGTAGTTCTCTTTCAACAACACCACCGAAGTCATAATCTTGTGTTAAGTCTAAAAATATATCAGGTGCATTCGATTTTATGTATATGTCGCTGTCCACGATGGCTATTTGATCGTATCTATCAAAGTATTCAAACGCATTTTCTTTTTCATAGATAGGCAAATAACCTAATTTTTCCACTGCTTGTTTGCTTCTACCTGTTCTATTCAAGTCTGGGCGTATTTTTAGTTTGGGTTCAGTCAATACAATGTGGTCAATCGAATATTTTTTACAGTAGTCAGCAACACTTTGAATACAAGTTTCATAAAGTTTGCTAGGTTTACCAACACTAACTTGAAATATTAACTTTTTCATTTTAAATCCTTTGTGAAACTAAATTTTTTTGAATCAAATGTAACTTTGTTATTTAAATCAAACTTAACATCCAATATGCCATTGTTGATACACCAATCTGCTGGCATGGCTCCTTTTTGCTTAACAAAATCTAACAGTTTTTTAGCACCAGAAGGCTTCAAATAGTATGCTCTAGCACCTTCCCACCATTGTCCGACAGGCATTGGTTTAGCAGGCTGGAATCCTTCAAACTTCAAAATGTCTGAAAATTTTTGCTCAATGCTAAAAGGTTTTTTAAACACAACATCGTGTTCAAATACACAAATTTCTTCATTTTCTTCAACACATTTGTTCCATAATTTGTATTGACTGAGAAAACATCCTTGTGTTCCGGGTCTTGATAACAGTCTCACACATTTTTTATTGTGTGGGTAAATTTTTACTCCGTAATCGTCGAGATTTTCTTTTGTGCCGTCTACTCCGTCATACAATTCTAATTGCCATCCAAGTTTTTTGCCAGTTTCCAAAGCATGATTGGCCCATTCTACAGAGTTTTCATGATTGCTTAAATGTATAATATAACCTTTAGGATTTGCCATGTTTTTTTGCCATGTTTTTGTGAAATTTTAATTTATTTTTATCATTGAACCAAGCGTACTTCAATGCTTTGTATCTAAATCCATATTTTTTTGTGCCTTTTGCTGTACTAAAAATTTCACCGCCTGATTTAAGTCCCCAACTGTTCCATTTGTATGGTATTGAAACAAATTCACGTGCATCTAAAAGTTCTTTCAGTATATGTTGGTCAACAAACCAGTAAATTGGTTTTTTGAATGCTTCAATCATACTACTCGATAATTCTTTTTTAAATTTATCACCAAGGTCACCTATTCCAGGTGTCACACAACTAGCAATATACACACTTGGGTCTTTAGGTTTACGCATTGCCGCAGGTACTGTTGTAATCTCTTCAAATTCCTTCAATGGTACTCGTTCTCTAGCAAGTCCGTCAGTATCTAATTGTAATACGTGTTGATTTCTTTCAAAAAATTTATCAAAGTAAAAAAATCTTGCACTAGAAAGATAAATTTTACGTTTTAATTCAACATCAGTCTTTGTGTGACAAATTTCTGGTCCTCTACCGAACATTGGGTGGTCTTTTGCGAGTGTGAATTGGTCATAAAAATCTTTATCATGAATCTCGTAGGTGTATGTGATGTTTTCATCGTCTATCAAATTTTTTAATTTATGTGTTTGATCATATTCATAAATCATGTGGACGTGTACGTGTATATGATTTTGTTTATTCAAAGATAAAGTGCTTTTAGCCAAGTACTGACCGTGTTCAGCCCAGTATGTCGGGTCACAACTAAAAAACAACACGTGTGATTTGTTTATTGGTATGTCTCCTTTAATTTCTTGCTTGTCAAAAAGCATTTCTTGCCTCTTTCCGTTTTCTTTTCTCTTCTTCGGTTGGTCTACAAAAAGAATTTGTGCCTCTCATTCTGCTAGAGTTCCAATATTTGGGATTTATTCTACAATAACTTGTATTTGAATATGTTAAAGAACAACTTATACTGTTGATCACAACATCAGGAGATAGAGCACCCGAGGCCCATACCCAATCTATTAATCTTTGTGCACCTTGGGGTTTGATTATGTAACCATGGCTACCTTTGATACTTGTTTTGTTATACAATTCTAATCCTGACGCTGGCGGGCGTTTTTCTAAAAAAAGTGTCACATCTTCTCCACGATCTTCTTGTACTTCTTTATCATAGTTTGTTGTCAGTCTACTTAATCTGTCTAGATGACAAACTTCTGTAAATTTTGCTGTAATTGTTGAAGGTATAGGACGAATTACAACGGCATCATGTTCAAAAATTAAAATAGGTTTCTTAATTGCAATACTTTTTTTCCATAATATAAGATGAGATATTAAGCATCCTATCGTGCCTTTGCTTAATATTTTAACACGGTGATTAAATTTAAATTCTTTTAAATTGTGTTCGCGCCATGCTGAATCTACCTGATTACCGTGTACAGCAGGAAATATTTCAGGATTCAATCCAAATTTTTTAGCAGAATCCATACATTCTTTTGCCAATGTTTCGCTGACAGTGTTTCCCTGCATTGTGATTATGTAAGATGGAATATTCAAGTTCATTTTGAATATTTATTGGAATGTTTTTTGGTGATATGTTATATAGAAGCGTCTTCCATACCAGCAACTCTCAACTTGACTATGTTAGTCATTTGCCATTGCTTTTGGTCAAGTCCTTTTGTAATACCTAACCATTTATTTCTTAACAGTGCGAATTCATTGATAATTTTTTCATAATCAACAACATCAGACTCACCGTCTACATATTTTTCAACGTCTCTGCTTGATAGTGCTCTTTGATAATTTTCTAAATATTTTTTGAAATGTTTTGAACGTAATCTACGCAATTCTATGTTCATGTATTGTAATATTGCTTCAATTTCTTGTAATTGATTAAATCTTTGTTCTACAATACCAGGCATATCTGCTGATGCTTTTTCAATATTGCCTCTAATTCTTATTTCTGATTTTGCTTGTTCTAATTCGTTTTCATAATGTCTGATGGCATCAGGAATAACACCAATATCTTTTGCTATTTTTTGATACCACCCAGCCATTAATAATCTTCTTCTTCGGAATCTGTATCCAAATAATATTGAATTGCTTTGTCTAGATCGTCATCTGCTCCTAAGGCATCTTGAAAATCTTCATCAGATACACCATAGTCTGCCATCAAATCTACAAATTTTTCAGCAATTACTTCGACAGGTTGTTTTCTATCCATGTACTCTCTAAAAAATTGCCAAATTTCAATTACTTGAATTCCTTCAATCATTATTCCTCAACTGCGTTAACGGTTTCTTTTTCAGTTTCATTAGAATCAGTATCAACAAATTCCTTCATAATATTGTCCAGCAATTCTCCACCGCTTTCCCAAACTTTACGATATTCTTTTGTTTCTGTTCCTTTTGAATCAACATATTTAAGTCTGTTACCGTCTTTTACTAATATACCTTTTTTCTCAAAAAGATCTACAAGTCCTGAGTAAGGATTCATTCCAGTTTCATATGGAATTTTTACTTGTACACCTTCAAAAGGTTTAGCATATCTAGTTTTCATAACTTTACAGCCTGCTCTAATACCACGTACTTCGCTAATCTTATTACCTGCTTCATCTTCTTTTAGTTTCAATTTCTTCATTGCTACTACGATAGATGATGCGTAGATAAATCCTTGTCCACCTGATATTTTATCATCTGGATCAAACATATCTTGTGATGCGTATGTGTGGTTAGTACATACAAGTCCTACATTATGTGAACCAATCATGTTTACTGTGTTTCTAACAAGTGATGTAAGTGCCTTAGGTTTTCTACCCATGTCACCTTTCATATCACCTTTTTGAAACTGATCAACATCAGTTGGAGTCAACAACATACCCAACGAATCAATTACAAACAATACTTTTGGTCTGTCTTCTTCATTCATTGCTCTATAGTCATCCATAAAAGTTGACACTGTTTTAGCAACATCATCAATCATGCTCATATTAAGTTTTAATAATTTCTTTTCATCAGTGTCTACGTCTAATGCTTTTAACCAAGTTTCATCAAGTGCATTTTCTGAATCAATTAACACAACAAATATGCCTTGCTCTTGTGCGTGTTTCACAATATTACCTGCACAGATGTATGATTTACCTGCACCCGATTCTCCTGCAAACACAGTTACTTTTCCTAATGGAATACCTTTTTGGAAATCACCACTCACCAAATAGTTAAGTGCATAATTGCCTGTAGAGATCCAATCTGTTGGATCATTAAACCCAGCACTCATTCCAGTGATGGATTTTGTTAAAGTTTTTCTAAACTTACTAACGTCAAATGCTTTTACCATAATTTTTTACCTTTAAGTTGTGTGGGGAGTTGCCTCCCCACAATGTGCTTATTATTTTTGTTGTCTTGCTCTTATCATTGCTAAGATGTCCTCTGCTTTTCCGCTTGATTCAGCAGTTGGCTTTGGTGCTTCTTGCTTTGTTTCAGCAACCGGTTGTGCTTTCACTTCAGCCGCTGGTGCTGGAGTTTCTGCTTTCGGAGTTACTGGATCACCAGTTCTTGATGACAAGCCTGCCGGTCTAAAATATGAACCAAATTTATCTTGATCATATGCTTCACCGTCAACAGATGCTTCAAACATCTCCTTCATAACCTTAACATCTACTTCGCTAGGTTTTTTTGGAAGGAAATCACTAAGATTGAAAAGAGTATTGCTTTCAATCGCTTTGTTTTCTTCTTCTGTTAATGGGGTAGATTTTCTAGACCATGTTGATGTTGAATAATCAGCATATCCGCCTTTGGATGTTTTGATAATTCTAAAATCAAC